GGCCAGCACATGCTGAGTAATTAATCATGGCCAGATATAAAGGCAGTTTTCGCGGGGTTGAATTTCACACTGAATCGTCTAGCGGCAATATCGGTCGACGTGTGGTCATTGATGAGTTTCCCGACAAAGATGAGGCCGAGAGTGAAGACCTTGGCCGCAAAGCGCGTGCGTTCACATTAACGATTTTTGTGCTGGGCCCAGATTGGGAACAGAGACGTAAAGACTTAGAGGATGCCTTTGAGAAGAAAGGCCCGGGCGAACTGGTGCACCCTTGGCGCGGCACCATGAATGTTGCCGTCACTGATTGTAACCCAACGGAGAATATCGCCCAGGGAGCTCGTCAAAGCTGGTCTGTTTCATTTACTGTGGTGGGTACGAAATCACAGCCAAGCGTCCGCCCGGACACTGTGGCTGTGGTGGACGCTGCTTCAGATAAAGCCCTAGAGGCTGTCCAGGACGATTTTGACGACACCTTTAGCGTGGAAGATGTCCAGGACTATGTTGAGGAAGACGCTGTCACGCAAATTAATGACGCTTTGGATAGTGTGATCACCGCCACAAAGGGCATGCTGCCAGATATGACTATCCTGCCGGCATTCACCTCTAATGCAGCAAAGATCATTTCTAAGGTCACAACACTGTTGCGTACACCGACAAACTTATCAAGCCAGATCACTGGCCAGATTGCCGCCATTTTTGGTCTGGGTAACTCACCATTAGCGGCATTTAATGCGCTGAAGAAACTATTCGGTTATCAGCCAAGCGCTGTCTCCAGAACAACATCCAGCCGTATACAGCAGGATAACAATCGCACTGCAGTGGCCAGCCTGGTGCGTCAAACTGCAGTAATTGAAGCTGCACGTGCAACCTCGAGTATTGAGTTTGAAAGCCAGGATCAGGCCGTAACCATCCGTGATACCGTCATTGATGCCATTAACACGGAGCAGCTCACGGCCAGTGATGATGTGTTTGTGGCGCTCTCTGATCTGCGCACGGCAGTGGTGAATGATATCAACACCCGGGCGGTGGATTTAAGCAAGCTGGTCAATTACACGCCACAGTCGACAGTGCCTGCAGCGGTGCTGGCTTACCGCTTATATGGTGATGCCACCCGTGACGAAGAGATCGTTACGCGCAATAACATTGCGCATCCTGGCTTTCTACTTGGTGGGCGCAAGCTGGAAGTGTTGACGAATGATTGAAGTGAAAGTAAACCAGTCAATTTATGGTGGCTGGAAAACCTGCAACATTCCCTTCGGCATCGAGCAGATTGCCAATAGCTTTGAAATAGGCTTTAAAGAACGGTGGTCTGGCCAGGATAATCCATATCCGATCCCGGTAGGTTCTTCATGCCAGGTGTTGATTGATGGTGAGATAGTGATCACCGGCTACGTCGATGATAATAATCCAACCTTTGATGCAAACATGCACGAGATCCAGCTCACCGGCAGAGATAAAACCGGCGACCTGGTCGATTGCTCTGCCATTTATAAATCTGGCCAATGGTTAAATGCTACGCTGGATAAAATTGTCCGGGATATTTGTGCGCCGTTCAGTATTCCGGTGAACATCGATGCGCCTATGGGTGCGGCCTTTTCGACCTTCAGTATCCAGGAAGGTGAAACCGCGTTTGAAGCCATAGACCGTGCCTGTCGTATGCGTGCGGTGCTGCCAGTTTCAAACGGCTTGGGTAGCCTGGTGTTAACTCGGGCAAAAAATACTGCTCCGATCGCTGAGTTGATCCAGGGTGTCAATATCCTGTCTGCCCAAGGTGAGTTCAGCATGCGTGAGCGCTATTCAAAGTACATCATCAAGGGGCAAGACCGTTCAGATGATGACTTTGAGACGCCAGAAACGCACTCTCAAGTGATGGCCACGGCCACTGACGAATTTGTGAAGCGCTACAGGCCGTTAATTGTGCTGGCTGAAGACAAAGGGCCACATGCAACTTATGCGCAGCGTGCAGCGTGGGAGCGTAATGTCAGGCGTGGCCGCAGCGCCCGGGCGACAATCACTGTGCGCGGATGGCGTAACGCCACCGGTGCATTATGGCGTGCCAATACCGTCGCGCATTTGTATTCGTCATACCTTGGCGCTGATGCAAACTTGCTGATTTCTGGTGGCAGGTATATCTCAAATGAACAAGGCAGATTCACTCAGCTGGTGCTGGTTGGGCGTGGTGCGCTGGATCTGGTGGTGGGTGTAAAAGCCTCCAAACTTTCACGCATCCTCACCACTAAAGACGCGGCCAAACCCAGAAAAAAAGAAGCCGAAGACTGGAGCTTTTTATAATGGACCTGGCTAATGTGGTCAACAAGATGCTGGACCCGATCCGCAGACGTGTACGCCTGATGATAGGCCGAGCTGTGCTTAATTCAATCAATGATGCCGGTGGCCTGCAGATTGTCCAGGTAAAGCTGCTGGCAGGTGAAACGCGTGACTACGTAGAGCGCATGCAAAATTATGGTTACGCCAGCGTTCCGCTTCCTGGTGCTGAAGGCATTATGGCCAGCGTGAGTGGCAACCGTGATCATGGTGTGATTATTGTGATGGATGATGGCCGTTATCGCATGCGTAACCTGCAGCCCGGTGAGGTGGCCATGTATTCACATCTTGACCAGGAATCTCATCGTCATCATATCTATCTGGATAAAGATGGCGGTATTACCGTGATGGCAAAAAATGTGACAGTCAAGGCGGAAGAAGAGGCGCGCATCGAAGGCAATAGGGTTGTATTACACGCAGAATCTGTGTTTAAGTTTGATGTTAATGGCCAGGGACAGTTATGGGACGGTCAAGGCGTCGAAACTTGGCAAGACAACGATATCCCCAAGCCGCACCACCCGCATGCACCACCAGAAATACCTGGTTAAAACACTCCCGAAAGCCGCAATTCAGCGGCTTTTATTTTTTAATCTGTTTTAATGTAGCTGCCCTGGCCGACTCACTATCATGGCCGACATGGCAGATATTCGTACAGTCTTCATCGACATGGAAAAAGGCGCAGATTACGCCATTGAAGGCTTGTTGCTGCAAGATGATAACGGCCTGGATACAGCTGTCATCATGAGCCTGTTCACTGATCGCCGTGCAAGTGATGACGATGTTCTGCCCTCCGGCGCGGATGATAAGCGTGGCTCATGGATGGATAGCTTCCCCGATGTGGATGGCGACAAGATCGGCAGCCGTTTGTGGCTGTTGGATCGTGCTAAATTGACGCAAGACACCGTCGACAAGGTGAAGTATTACTGTGAGGAGGCGTTGGCCTGGTTGGTGCAGGATGGTATTGTCAAGGCAGTAAATGTGGCCACTGAAGTTGTGCGCAAACATCCGCTAGGAATCATTGCTGCCACCATTGATATCGTGCGCCCGGACGGTAACATCGAGCGCTATAAATTTGCAGATCTGTGGGGTCAATCATAATGGCCTGGGAACGTCCAACCCTGGCCACGTTGATCAAACGTAACCAGGCAGATATTGAAGCGGAAATTCAAGGCGTAGACGCTAAGGTCCGCCGCAAGAATTTAAACATCATTGCAAAGATGGTGTCCCTGGTTGCGCATACGCTGTATGGCTATATTGCTGGGCGAGCAAAGCAAATACATCCAGCCACATCGGATACAGAAAACCTCGACCGTCATGCAAGCTTCTGGTTAAAAGATGGTCGACGTGGTGCAACCTTCGCCTCTGGTCCAGTTGATTTCAATGGCAGTATCGGCAGTGAAATTGAAGAAAACACGGTCATGCTCCGCAGTGATGGCATTGAATACCTGGTAGTGGATGGAGGCATATTTGCGGGGACTACACTCACCCTGACAGTGGAAGCGCTTCAAGCTGGCCAGGCTGGCAACGCTGAGCCAGGGACAACGCTTTCATTATCTCAACCAATTGATGGCGTGACATCGTCAGCAGTGGTATCAGGTGATGGACTGACTGGCGGTGTCGATGTTGAAAGCAACGATAGCGTAAATCAACGTATTGAGGATCGCGTACAAAATCCACCACATGGCGGCGCTACACATGATTACGAAACTTGGGCTAAGGAAATAGCAGGCGTAACACGTGTTTGGGTTGCACCCAAAGAACTAGGCGCAGGAAAAGTGACCGTCCGTTTTGTTAGGGATAACGACACAGACATTATTCCAACAGAGTCAGAAGTTGAGGCTGTACAAGCACACCTGGACAAAGTTACCCCAACCACAGCAAAAGCTTATGCAGTAGCCCCTATCGCTGAGCCGCTGGATTTTGATATCCGTTTAACGCCAGATACTCCTGCAACAAGAGCAGCTGTTCAGGCTGAGCTTGATGATTTGATCAGGCGTGAATCTGAGCCCGGAGGCACGTTGTTAATCAGTCATATCCGTGAGGCTATCTCACTAGCGGCTGGTGAGACTGATCACCAGTTGTTGTCACCAGTTGCAGATGTGGTTAAAACCACTGGCAAGATGGCCACGCTGGGGGACTTCACATGGGCATAGGCGAATACGTCACCCTACTGCAAAACGCCATGCCATTCGGTCTGGCTTGGGCGCGTGCAGCTGATAGTTTTGTGACCAAGCTACTCACAGGAATCGCTGCTGAGTTTGCGCGTATCGATGCACGTGCTTTGGACATCATCAAAGAATCTGACCCGCGCACTGTCACCGAGTTAATTGATGAGTGGGAGGCTTTTGCAGGTCTACCTGACCCATGTGTTACCCAGGAACAAACACTGGAACAACGGCGTGTAGCGTTATCCGCCAAGCTGCTGATGCAAGGGGGGCAAAGCCCGGCTTACTTCATAGGCATGGCAGAAGACCTTGGTTATGAAGGCGCAACCATAGATCACCAGTTCTTTATGATGAACTGCAACGATGATTGCAATGCTTCTTTGCACTCAGAAGATGATGCGTTTTTCTGGACGCTTAACCTGCCTTCAAATGGTGGTTTTTTCATAATGAATTGCAACTCACCATGCGATGAAGCTTTGGCCTCGTGGGGCGATGAAGTCATTGAATGCCGGGTGAACCGCTACAGCCCGGCACACACAACCGTTAATTTTGCATATTTAGGAGCGTAAGTTGAGACGCATAGATACTAGTACCGCAGTGCCAGACTTACATGGCCCTGGTAAGCCTGGCTTTCGAGATGGCAATAAAGCTTTAGCAATTCCGCCCACTGACTTGAATGCTGCCTTTTTCAATTCACTGCAGGAAGAAAACGCAAATGTAGTCGAGGCTGCTGGCTTGACTTTGGACCCTGATGATAATACTCAGCTACTGCAAGCGATGCGGATTATCTTGAGTAATGCAGACTTGATTGCCCGGTTCACAACAACCGGGAATATTGCACTCAATGGGTTAGGCGTTCAAGCAGGTGGTGACTGGCCTGCCAACTTGACCGCCAACGACTTCATTCTTGTAAAAGATCAAGCAACGCCAGCAAATAACGGTTGGTATCGTGCTCAGGCTGGAGCATGGACCAGGGTTGTTTATCTGGACGAGGATAATGAAGTAAGTGCCGGGATGCTAACAAAAGTGTCTGAAGGTGCAACATTGGCAGATTCGATTTGGATGCTCACAACTAACAATCCGATTGATGTAGGTACTACACCATTAAATTATGCACGCAAAGACAAATTTGAGAATTCAGCATTACAGGGTGCAAGTCGATATAAAACCATACTTACCAATGGTAAAAACTCTCAAATTCAGGTGACTGCTGCGGAAATTATCGTCAAAGATAACCAGGGGAACTCAAAAACTCTGAAAAATGTGGCTTTTACAATTAATGCTTCTGCAGCAGGATTGAACGGGCTGGATTCTGGCGCACTTATCGCATCAACTTGGTATTCAGTCTATGTCGTTTACAACGCTGCCACTGATAGTGCTGGTGGGATTATTTCCACGGCTGCAAATCCTCTATTACCTGGTGGATATTCATACTATGGTTGGATCGGTGACATTAGGACGGATGGTAGCGGCAATAAATACCCTCTTGCAATGACTCAAACAGGAAACAAAGCCGCATTAATTTTAGATACAACCGGAAACGTACCTTCTTTACCTGTTTTAGCTGCTGGCATACAAGGAAGCATCACAACACCCACATATGTAACATCTGGCTTATCAAATTTCGTATCCCCTAGAGCAATTGCAGTCGATGTGACTATTCATGCTGTTACTACTGGCAGTGGCGTGTTGGTGGCACCAAACAATAATTATGGAGCTTACAACTCTACTACTCGACCTGCACCACTCATGCTATCTATCGGGAATGATGGCGTCGCTCAAAACATTAATGCATCAAAAACGATACTTTTAGAAAGTATGAATTTATACGTTGCATCATCTGATGGTAATGGCACCGTCTGTATCACAGGTTGGGAATACGCTTAGGAGGTTTTTATGTGGGCAGTAAAAAATGATCAAACAGGTTTTCGATCAATCAATTTTGAAAGTGAATTAAACGCTGATGAATCGTTATATTTGACACAGCCGGAATTGACCGTTACTCGTGATCAAGTAATTAAGAGTTATAGCATTCAGATTCAAAACAATCTTGATGAATTTGCGAAAACTCGTGGCTATGACAATGTGAATAGCTCATCTAAATATAAAGATATCTCTGATGAAGAAATATTTTTACTGCCAGATGATGTTCAAACCGACGTGATTCGTTTTAGGAGTGAATGCAGATATTTGGCACTGAAAACGGCAGAGACTTGGGCGCGTTGTTATCAGATTTTGGCAGAGTCGGACAATTCAAACAATATTCCCTCATTTGAGGATGTATTAAGCCAACTGCCAACATTAGAGTGGCCAATTTAAAAAAACAGGGCGAGTGATTTAACGGTTGCACCCGTTAAGCCACCCGTCTAACCGTAGTAAGAGTACGGATCAACCAAAGACCCTGTCGCCACGTGGCAGCGTCATTATAAGGGTGACCGTATGCAGTACCGCAATATTGAAAGTGATTTTCGTTGTTTAAAATGTAATCGTAAGCTGGCAGTGGGTGTGGCCATCAAATTAAGTATCAAATGTCCGCGATGTGGGCAGATGAATGAATATGTGAATACACCGTGAGAGAGAGGAGCGCTGTTGTACCGGTAGTGTGTGGCTTGGGGTAGGCAACCAGAAAACCCCTACGAATTGCCCAAGGGTTGCACCGGTGGTGCTCCGGGCTTCTAATCATGAGACAGCTAGTGGTTAGGTTATAGGCTCAAATTATCCCCAGCCGCTGATTCTGAGGCTGGGGTTTTATATAGTTTTAGAGTGATTGCGGCCTGGCGCACCAGGATGCAAAGTTCGTTGGGACTAAGACGCGAAATTTACTGTGCGGGTATAAGTTTGACCGCCAATTACCAAAAAGAACTCCGCGAAAGAAAGCTAGCTTCATACCTAGCCACTTATTTGTTTGAGCGTCATGAACGCCTAATTTGCAAAGGATTTGTTCATGGAGCTCCGCTCATTAAAAACTCGTAAATCCCCACTTGCTTGGGTGGGTGGTAAGTCAAAGCTCACCAGCACAATTATTCCGTTGATCCCAGACCACAAGTGCTATGTAGAAGTATTCGCTGGCGCTGCCTGGTTGCTGTTTCGTAAAGAGCCGGTAAAGGTAGAGGTGATCAATGATATCAATGGTGACCTGGTCACGTTATATCGAGTCATCCAGAATCACTTGGAGGAGTTCGTGCGGTACTTTAAGTGGATGCTGGTGTCGCGTGATGAATGGGATCGCCTGCAGCGAGTAGATGAAAGTACTTTGACAGACATCCAGCGTGCCGCCAGATTCTATTACCTGGTTAAGAATGCTTTCGGAGCCAAGTGTACTGGCCAGTCATTCGGTGTGGCCAACTCAAGCCCACCTCGTTTAAACTTCACGCGCCTCGAGGAGGATTTAAGCCAGGCGCATTTGCGATTAGCTCGTGTGCAGATTGAAAACCTACCTTATCACGAGCTGCTGCGAAGATATGATGGGGAGCATGTGTTCTTTTATTGTGATCCGCCTTATTGGGCGTGTGAAAACGATTATGGCAAGGGTTTGTTTAGCCGCGAAGATTTCACCAGGCTAAGAGACGTTCTGAGCGGATTAAAAGCACGTTGGTTGGTGAGTATTAATAACGTGCCTGAAATACGACAATTGTTCGCTGACTTCAATATCAAGGAAGTGAAGACAAGTTACAGCATCAGCTCGTCAAAGAATATTCCGGTGACTGAATTGTTGATTACAAACTACAAGGTCTGATTAAAAGTCTATTTTTACTTCTGGTGTTACCGGATCAGAATCTTTATTCCAGCCTAAGATAAATGAAGCATGATCGCCGCCTGTTGTATTTAATAATATCCATCCAGCGTCGAGATAAGCATTAGCAAAAAGATCAATATTTGTTTTGTAAACCTTTTTAACTTTAGTGATATCGAATGATTCAGTCATTTTGTGCTTCGCAATTTTATTTCGTGGACTGAAAGTATAAACCAAATAGATTTATATCGCTTTTTGAGGCGCTTTTATCTCGCGCCGCTTCAAAAAGAAATGCACCCTAGCTTCCGCTTGTTTCCTGCGTTGCTCATCATCGCGGGCGTCCAGCGAAACTCGCCCTAGCGGCTTGCAAAGAACGCAAGCCACCGCGGAACTCGGACAGCCGCTGGCCGAATACTCCCACGCTGATTGCGCTACTCGGCGCGGCAGATAGGGGCC